CGGCGGCAATGGTGGGAACATAGGGAGAGGTGTAAACGGGGTAGCCAAACAGGCGGTCGGGTTCGCCAGCCTGCATAGAGGGCTGCCACAGGAATGCCTGGTTACCGTCCTTCAGCTTCCGCAGGGCGGCGATGGTCTGATCGTTCATGACGAAGACAGCATTCTTGCGGTAGGGACGCTTCAGAGAGTATACCAGATTGATGATTTCATCTGCGGTGATAGCGGTGGCAGAGGCAGCAGTTACACCGACCTCGGCACCGCCGTTGGTGGCGAAGATACCCAGGGGCTTACCGACACCGTCGCCATTGAGGAAGGCGTCCTCTTCCGCATTGCCCAGGGCCTTACCGAACTGGGTGATGATGTAGCCTTCCAGGTTGAAAGCGTTATCGTACAGCAGTTCCTCGGTGACCTTGATGGCAACGTGCAGCTTGTGAGCATCCATCAGGATCTGATCGAAGGTGGCATCACCGAAAGTCAGCGCACCGCCTTCCTCAATCCATGCGGCAGCAGGGGTGGTAGCAGCGATGTTGATCTTACGCTCACCGGCGGTGGTGATGTGGGTGGCCAGCTGACGCATGATGTTGGATTCCTCCAGAGCCTGAATCAGACGACGATCATACTCCTCGGGAACGAGATAACCGCCATCCGCATCCACACCTTCCTGCAGGATATTGGATACCCGCTTGAAGTTGGAGCGCATGGCGGTCAGCATATCCTTGGCATAAGCCTCGGATGCGCGGCCAGTCTTGGGCTTGTCGGTGCCGGGGTTGGCATTCATGGGCTGATTGGTGATGGGAGTGGAAGTGGGCTTGGACAGCTGGACGTCCATGGCGGTCATGGCTTCCATGCGCTCAATTTCCGCACCGTAGTCCTGGACCTTCTTTTCCATCTGGGCATAGGTCTTGGCATCCTCTTCGGACAGCAGACCGTCCTTATCCCGGCGGGCTTCCACAAAAGCCTTTGCAGCTTCCCATGCCTGGTTTCTCTTGTTACGCAGTTCCATAATAGTCATATAAATTACCTCCAATTTTTGATCAGGTTAAGCCTGGACATAAGGTCATCGGCTTTGGTTTTCTGTTTGGGTGTGGGTTTGGGATCGATGGCACACTTCTGTGCGATCTTATCCATGAGGGAATTGATCACTTTGGCCTTGGAGAACAGCATGGACACCGCAGGCGGCTCTGCCGGGGTGTTTTCTGCCGCCCGGTTCAGAATGCCGTCCGCAAAGCCAAGTTCTACAGCCTTGTTGGCATCCATCCAGGTTTCCGCATCCATGAGATGGGACAGTTTCGCCCGGGACAAGCCGGTCTTGATCTCATAGGCATTGATGATGGAATCCTTCACGCTGTCCAGCATGGCAATGGCTTTCTCCATTTCGGCTGTGTTGCCATAGGCAATGGTCATGGGGTTGTGGATCATGAGCATGGACACCGGGGACATCAGCACTTTGGTGCCCGCCATAGCGATCACGGACGCGGCAGAGGCGGCAATGCCGTCAATCTTGACGGTAACGGTGCCGGGATAATCCATCAGCATATTGTAGATTTGTGCTGCTGCAACGCAGTCGCCGCCGGGGCTGTTAATCCACACGGTCACATTACCGGAGCCGGACAGCAGTTCATCCTTGAAAAGCTGGGGTGTGACATCATCGTCAAACCAGCTCTCTTCGGCGATGGTGCCGTTCAGGTGCAGAATCCGTTCCTCCGGTGCCGTCTCCGTCGCCGCCTGGTTCGTCCACTTCCAAAACTTCTTCATTTCCGTTTTCCTCCTTTCCGCTGTCGTTGGGTGTATTTGCAAAAGCGCCCGCATCTTTCATGGGTAGCATATTGCCATTGATGAGATAAAGATCGCCGCCCTCTTCTGCAGGGATACGATCCATATTTTCCAGTTCCCGGATATCGTTGGCGGACATCCATCCATTCTGGCGACCAATTGCATAGCCATTCATGCGGCTCTGATAGTCGCCCCGGAGCAAGCCTTCCAGATTGAATTTCACGAAATACTGATTCTTTTCGTCAAAGGACAACAGGGAGCGCTGAATGCTCTGCTCCCAGCGGACCACCCAGGGGTCCAGGGTGTATTTCACGAATTCCAAGGACTGCTGCTCAATATTAGAAAAGCTCGACTTTTCCAAGTCACCGACCATGTGAGGCGGCACTCGGAAAATTCGAGCAATCTCGTTGATCTGGAATTTTCTCGTTTCCAGGAACTGTGCCTGTTCCGGAGAGATGGAGATGGGGGTATATTTCATACCCTCTTCCAGCACGGCCACCTTATTGGAATTGCCACTGCCACCAAAGGCAGACTGCCAGCTTTCACGGACACGCTGCGGATCTTTGATGGTACCGGGGTGTTCCAGAATGCCGCCGGGGGTAGCACCGTTGGCAAAGAACTTGGCACCGTACTCTTCACAGGCGATGGCCATGCCGATGGCGTTCTTCGCCATGGCGATGGGGCTGTAGCCTACCAAACCGTCAAAACCAAGGCCGGGAATGTGCAGCACATCGGTCGGCTGCAGGATTACCGCGTATTCCTTATTCTTGATAGCCTCATCCGGGCCACGGTAGTAGGTGTAATAAAGTCTGCCATGATCGTCCCGATCCACACTCATGCGGTTGGGCATAAGCGGATACAGGGCTACGACCTCATTTTTACCGTTGCGGATCACCTGGGCATAGGCGTTGCCCCAAAGGAGAAGATGGGTCATAAGGGTTTCCCTGAACACAAAGGAACTCATTTCCGGGTTCGGTTCATCATGGAGCAGTCGGTACAGCGGGTGGTTAATGGCTTTCTCCTTACCGCCGTCTCCGTTATAGCGATACAGATGGAGCGGCAAGCCAGCCACCGCTTCTGCCAGGATGCGCACACAGGAATAAACAGCCGTCATCTGCATGGCAGATCGTTCTGTGACGGTCTTACCGGAAGTGGTCGAACCAGGATAAAAGGTGTAGCCACTTCCTGCTGTTCTGTTTTGGGGCTTATCCCTGGATCTGAAAATGCCTGTAAACAGGCCCATTTGAATCACGCTCCTTCTCAGATAAAGAAAATGCCCCGGTCATCATAGACCGAAGCACCGGTATCATTTCCACAGCGGATCGCCCGGTCCAGAGCCATGATCGTGGCCACGGCACCGTCAATTTTCTCTGTGGATTTTTCTTTGTCAGGTTTAATGTTGCCGGCAGGGTCCGTTCGGATGAAGATGTTATCCATCATCCATCGCAGAACCGGGTGACCGCCATGGGCGATCCGTTCCTCCAACACCAGTTTCATCAGTTCCTTAGTAGGCGGGGACATATCCTTGAAGCCCTGTCCGAAGGGAACAACCGTGAAGCCCATACCTTCCAGGTTCTGCACCATCTGTACAGCACCCCAACGGTCAAAGGCAATTTCCCGGATGTTATACCGTTCCCCAAGGGACTCAATGAACTTCTCAATGTAGCCATAATGCAGGACATTACCCTCAGTGGTCTGAAGATATCCCTGCCGCTCCCACACATCATAAGGAACATGATCCCGGCGGACCCGGAGTTCCAGATTATCTTCTGGTATCCAGAAGTACGGCAGCACCACATATTTATCATCTTCATCGGTGGGAGGAAAGACCAGCACAAAGGCTGTGATGTCCGTGGTGGAGGAAAGGTCAAGACCACCGTAGCAGACGCGGCCTTCCAGATCCTCTTCATTTACTGCAAATACACATTTGTCCCAGAGGTGCATAGGCATCCAGCGGACGGCCTGCTTGACCCATTGATTCAGTCGGAGCTGCCGGAAGGCATTCTCTTCGCCAGGGTTCTGCTTTGCAGACTCGCAGGCATCACGCACCTTATCGATAGCGACCGTAATGCCGAGAGAGGGGTTGGCCTTCTTCCAGGTTTTTGGGTCCGTCCAGTCATCTGCCTCATCGGCACCATAGATCACCGGGTAAAAGGTGTGGTCGATTTTCCGTCCCTCGATCAGGTCCTTTGCTTTCTGATGAATCTCATAGCAAATGGATTTCTGGTCATTGCCGGCGGTGGTGATGAGGAAGTAAAGCGGCTGCATACGGGCATCGCCGGAGCCTTTGGTCATGACATCAAACAGCTTTCGATTTGGCTGGGTGTGCAACTCGTCAAAGACCACACCGTGGGTATTAAAGCCATGTTTGTTACCAACGTCAGCGGATAGCACCTGGTAGACACTTCCCGTTGGCTGATAAATGAGCCGCTTCTGGGAATCCAGGATTTTGACGCGCTTGCTTAGTGCCGGACACATCCGCACCATATCCGCAGCCACATTGAAAACGATAGATGCCTGCTGACGATCCGCGGCGCAGCCATAGACCTCGGCTCGTTCTTCATTGTCACCACAGGTGAGAAGCAAGGCCACGGCGGCTGCCAGCTCCGACTTGCCCTGTTTCTTGGGAATCTCAATGTAAGCGGTATTAAACTGCCGATAGCCATTGGGTTTCATCGTTCCGAATATGTCACGGATAATCTGCTCCTGCCAGTCGATCAGTTCAAAAGGCTTTCTGGCCCAAGTGCCTTTCGTATGGCACAAGCTTTCAATAAAGGCCACCGCATAATCGGCAGCTTCCTTATCATAGTAAGAACCTTTTGCCAGGAACTTGGTAGCCTTATACTTTTTTAGCTTACGGATATGCGGTCACCTCCAAA